GGGAGGAGGAATGCAACAGATAGAACATATTTTGGTGGATACAGGATAGGAGCATAATGACAGCAATTTTAAAAGTAGACACGATACAAGATACAGCGGGTAATAACATTATCAACGAGAGTAGTAATACTATTACTATCGGTGCATCTGGTGATACTACTAATATCGTAGGGACCTTACAAAATAATGGTGCTGCTGTTGGTGGAGATAACACCCCAGCTTTTATGGTTAAACTTTCTGCTGAACAAACTATACCAAACACTACTTGGACTAAAATTACTTTTGATAGTGAGGTATATGATACAGACAATAAATTTGCTTCTAATAAATTTACACCAACTGTTGCTGGAAAGTATAATTTTATGTTACAAGTATGTATAGATGATTTAGGTGATCAAAAAATGATGCAACTGCAAATTTATAAAAATGGATCAGCACAAGTAACTTCTTTAACTAGATTATATGGTCCTATAACTGAAAAACAAACTTCTTGGTGTAATTGGTCTGATACATCTGATGATAACGGTTATTATGAAGCATATATTTATCATGATATTGGATCAACTAAACCATTAAGAGTAGACCTGTCTACAATATGGATGGGTTACAAATTAATTACATAGGATAAATTATGGCGATAACTAGAATTATAACACCTGCAGTAAATGATGATGCTGTGACTTTAGCAAAAATGGCTAGTGGAACAGACGGAAATATTATTAGTTATGACGCAAGTGGAAATCCTGTAGCAGTTGCTACTGGTAATGATGGACAAGTTTTAACTTCAGCAGGAGCAGGAGCTCCTCCAGTTTTTGAAACTTTACCTGTTGGTGGAATTACCAATGCTCAACAATGGAGAATAAGTGCTTCTCAAAGTAATATGGATATTGGCGACCATATAACTAATAACTGGGAACAAGCAGATAGTTATGGTTATGGTGGTATTGGTTCTGCTATGTCGCAATCTCAAGGAATATTTACTTTTCCTTTAACTGGTACTTGGCTTGTTCAATTTACTATAAATGGAAATGATTCAACTTCTCAATTATATATTGGTGGTTTGATAACAGCAACTACAAATAATTCTACTTACAATACTGTTGCATCAGGAAATAGCAATATTACAAGTGGTGCTCAATATTTTACACACACAATAAATCATATGTTTAATGTTTCAAATACATCAACACATAAAGTAAGATTTGCCATTTCTGGTCAAAACGATGGTATGGCAGTATCTGGTAACACAAATAGAAATGATACTGCTGCAGTTTTTATTAGATTAGGAGATAGCACATAATGGAAAGAGATTATTTTCAAAAAGCATTACACACATTTAATGGTGGTAATTGGTATGGTTGGAAAAAAGTTGATAGTGATGGAAATAAAATTCCTAACGACCAACGAATGACTTATGCAAATATTGAAGTCATAAAAGTTGGTGCAACTATTCCAAGTGAAGCTGATGTTAATGCAAAGATACAAGAAATAAAAGATGCTGAAACAGCAGCAACAAATAAAAAAGCATCAGGCAAAACAAAACTTAAAAATCTTGGATTAGATGATGCTGAAATTAAAGCATTAATAGGTTCATAAATTAAAATTTATATGAATGACAAAAAAGAATAACCTAAACTCAAATGTTCAAGATCATAATGGAATAAGAATATCTTATCACGAAAAAGTTTGCGCTGAACGAATGAAAACTTTGTTTAAAGCAATCGATGAAATGGGAAAAGATATTAAATCATTAAAAGCTGACATGAATAGAGGAAAAGGAGCTGCTGCAATAATAATATTTATAGGCGGTTTACTTGGCTCAATCCTCTACTACTTCACGAAATAGAATTACTAATGCTAAAGGTTTATCAAACGAACTATTAGCTGCTGCTCAATTTGCAAAGGATCCAAACTTAATAGTCTTTACCCCCATAGGCGGGGGGCCAGTAGACATATTAGTTCTCAACATAAAGACGGGGGAGTACACGGCTTATGATGTCAAAACAAGAAACTACCGCAAGAACGGTTACAAAATTGCCAGAGCTAGAACTGGCGAACAAAAGAGATTAGGTGTCAAAATTATTAATTTTGAGCCAGAAGGTAAATGAAACATGGATGAAGTTAAACAACGAATTAAGGAACACGAAGGGTATAGGGATACTGTGTACTCCGATAGCCTGGGTTTCGCTACAGTTGGTTATGGCCATCTGGTTCTACCTACCGATGATTTTGTGGAAGGTGTGGCGTATCCTAAAGAGCAGCTTGAAACTGTGTTCGACAATGATTTCCAAATTGCTCTTACATCTGCTGAAGAATTACTGGAAGAACTAGCAGTACCCGAAACAGTTAAAGGTATCATTTGTGAAATGTGTTTCCAACTTGGGAAACCTAGAATAATGAAATTTAAAAAGATGTGGGAAGGTATTGAAGAAGCTGATTACAATAAAGCTGCGGATGAAATGATTGATAGTGCTTGGCATAGTCAAACAACATCAAGGTGTGAAAGCCTAGCAGAGTTAATGAGGAGCTGCGCATGATTGGTTTATTAAGTTTATTAAAAAATCCATTAACTAAAATGGTTTTAAATAAAGCAACAGATCATTTTAAACACAAAGCAGAAAAAGTAAAAGTCATTAGAGCTGCTGAAATAGAAGCGGCTAAAGATACAGATGTTGCTAGAATAAAAAGCCAGGATCAAAGTTATAAAGACGAGATATTAATGGTGTGGCTAATTTCTATGCTCACAACGGGATGGTTTCCAAGTACAAGAGAAAACTTTAGAGAGTGGGTAGCAATCATAAATGATTTACCAGACAGCGTATGGTATTTAGTTATCATTGTATTCACGGCTAGCTTTGGAAGTAAGGTTACAAAATCCGTACTTGATAGAAAAAAGAAGTAATGGCTAAACAAAACTTTTCATTATTTACACCTAGAGATAAACCACCCAAGCGTGGCATACACAAAAAATCTCAAAACAAAAGTGAGCAAAGGCAGAAGAAACAAACAAGATATAAAGGCGGTGGCAGATGATAAAAAGATTTATTAAATGGATATTTGCTCCACGTTGTAAATGTAAAAGCAAATGAGAGATCACAAAGTATTAGAACAATTTATTAAACACACAGAAAAGAAATTAAAAGAAATGGATTTGTTTAAGTTCTTAAAAAAAGAAGTTCAGACGGGAGCTAACGGCACTCAAAACTACATCATTAAAAAAGGTATTAATAAAGGTAAGAAAGCAGAGACATGAAATGGATCAAAACAATTACATATATATTTCTAGGTATTCTTTGGCTGACTTTAATTTTAAGTACAGCCGCATTTGCTGTAACACAAACAAACTCTAGCGGATCAAATACAAATATAAGTGGTGCATATACTGGGGGTGCAACAACCTACGAAAGTGGAAGTACAGCAACTACAACAAGTACAAACACCTCTACATCTAATATTAAATCAGCACCATTCACTTCATCTGCACCATCATTAGGTACAATGAACAACTGTGCGTTAGCTTTATCTGCGGGGGTACAAAACTTTTCTATCGGTCTATCGGCTGGACGACATTTTATCGATCCCGTGTGCCAGACAATTAACTTATCAAAAGCATTACATGGTATGGGAATGAAAGTAGCAGCTATAAGTTTGCTTTGCCAAATCCCTGAAGTTTTTAAAGCTATGTCTGCATACGCAGCCAATACTCCGTGTCCAATGATGGGTCAAATTGGGAAAAATGCTACTACAATATTATTCGAAAAATATGATGGCAAGATGCCTACTTACGAACAGTATCTTAAACATGAATTAAAAAGAATTAAAGCAGAGAAAGCTAAAATCAAAATAGAAAACATTAAAACTATTAAGGTTCGTTAATGAGTAGAAAAACTAACACAATGTTAATTGCATTGCTTGGTACATTGCTTATGGGGTTAGCTACCTGGGTAGTTATCACACTCGTGGAAATTCAAATTTTAGTGATGATGTTTTCACAAGAGCTAATGGATCTGGACAAAGTTATTGGCAGAATTTATCATCACATGGATAGGCTAGCTAAATGAAATTTATTATTATTTTAATGGTTATCCTTTGGGGTATGCTCTCCTGGTTCTCTAGTTCAGTTAGTTTAAAAGCTGATGAAAACGATACAGCTTACAGCACAAACATATTGCCTAACGCTAATGTTACTTCATCTAGCCAAGATAATTTTAATCTTGATGGAGTAAGTACAAGTGCAACAAGTTTAACTAACAACTCTACACACCAAGGTTTTACTATTACT